TCGGATGATTTAGCGGCGTACATATTACCCAACATATTGATAGAGTTCATCAATTCCTCTGTTTGTTGGATATTGCCACCTAAAGCATTCTTAGATTTTACAAAATATTCTCCTGCCATTTTGTTGAAACGATCAATAATAATGAACGCCAACAACTAGATGTTAATTTTAACAATATGCCAAATGGCGCAAGTGTTCAAAGTAGTGGGGCAAACTTTGTAATGCCTAAATTAACCCCCTCATTTAATTTCTAAGCTATGGATTTAAGATTAATAGAAACAGGAAAAGGAGGTGATTTATTATTAAATGGTAATGATTTTTTGTGGGCTTTTAGTTTTGAAATAAACTGAGTACCAAACGCGGCTAAAGCTTTACCATCCGCATCTGCTGCCCTAGCTACAGCCGAACCACCCGATGCCATGAAAGTTAATATTTCGGATGATTTAGCGGCGTACATATTACCCAACATATTGATAGAGTTCATCAATTCCTCTGTTTGTTGGATATTGCCACCTAAAGCATTCTTAGATTTTACAAAATATTCTCCTGCCATTTCCGAGGTAATACCAAAAGCAACACCAACGCGCCCCGATATTTCTGCTACTCTTTCTAAATCTCTAATTGCAACACCTCCCTGAGCTAAACTAGCTAACAATCCTGCTGCATCTTCCGATGTTACACCTAGATATACACTTAAATTTTTAGCATTATCGGCTAATTTTTCAAACTCTTTACTACCCAAACTAACATTAGCAACTTTAGCGACATCTGCCATTTTATCTTCAAAATCAATAGCTTGTTTTGTTGCATAAATTAAAGGTGCTGCAATTGATAATCCCATTGTAAGGGATGAACGCATTAAATCATCTGCGCTGTTTTTTAACTTCCTAAAACCCCTCTCAGCCATAGCAGTAGCAGCAGTTGCTTTTTGAGCAAAACTCATAGTTGATTGTTCCATTGCCTTAACTGGCTTCGTAAACTTATCAACTGCTGCAAATACTGTATTAACTGTAAGTTGGCTCATTATTTTTTAGTATCTTTTTTTAATTCTTCTTGCTGCCTTTTTATTTCAAAATAATAGTACCATATACCAAAATAGTCTGTATCATCACAATACAGACTATTTATAGTTTTTGGCGTCCAATTATATGTGCCTATAACAGAATGAATTGCTGCATCATAATTGCCTACTTCGGAATGAAAAAAAGGGCTATATTTTGGCAAATTCCATAATCTTCAACATCCAACTCTTTAATTAATTGTTTTGGTTTGTTGGTTAAGCATGAAACAATTGCTAAAATCATACCTTGCGCATCATCCGATTTTGTGCCTTGCATTGCTTTTTGGATTTCCCCAATTTTTACCCTAGGTTTAAAAACTAATTCCGTTGTTGAAATTTCGTTTGTAATTGGAAAAATTAATTTTAATGTTAAATTAAAATTTTCATCCAATGATAAATAACCCTCGGCAATTGCATTCGCTAATTCATCAATTGCACCTTTATAATTTTCTCTACTTGATGGTTTTACACGTTTAAAATCTAACCAGTTGGTTATTTCTTGTTGTGATACTTCTTCATTTACTAAATTTTCCATGATTTTAAAGCTTTTAATTTATAAATTACCCTGCAATTTTTTTAATATCTCGGCATGATATAATTACAGGAAAAGTTGCCGCGGTTAAATTACCCTCTAAATTACCTACTGGCTTACCATTTCCACCAAAAACACTACCGTTTGAATGTGAAAAAGTCCAATCCGCCTCAACTGGATTTTCCATTAACTGCTTAATTCCGTTCCAATCTTCACGATTATTAACATCATTAGCCAATGTAAATTCAATTTTTGGTAATTTACGTTTCATTTTTCTTACTGGATTACCCGAACCATCAACGCTTTCTTCATCATCTTCAGTCATGATAGTAATTGGATCAAATGAAACATCTTCATTTGCCATTGGGTAAAAAGTAAACCCCCCTAGTGTAGGGTGGTTTGCTGTTACTTCGGTTAAAAATCCTCCGATTGCCATATCTTTATTTATTAATTATTTGTACCAAAATTAAATCCTGCTTCTGCTGTTGTTGATGAAATTCTTGCTGTTCCTGTTCTTTTGTATCGGAAAAAAGTTTCCAATCTATCAGGATTAATACTAGACACCTCAACTGTAATGGAATTCTGCATGAATGGAACATCCGTAATCAATGCCCTACGTGCTAAATCTTCTGCGTAATTTTGTAAAATTTGTATCCATTGTTTTGGTTTTACAACTTTACTTGCAGTTACAACATCGTTATCACCTGCTATTACATGATCCATTACATTTGTTGCTTCTTTCAACAAATAACCATATCTAATATTCCAATCAATATTAATGTTTCTTGGATATCTGAATTGTGGCGGAACTTCGCCAACTGGGTGGTAAGTTGTAACAAAATCAACAACTTTATATTTTCCTCCTGATAATTCAACTGTTGAACATCCTGCTTTTACAACTCTATCGCGAACATCTTTATCCGATAAATCTCCAATAATTTCTGGAGTTGGCATATCTGGATAAATATCCGATTGAATATCTAAATGCGGTGTGTTTTGCGCTTTTTGAGCAAATAAATATGCTACGTTTGTAGCTGCTTCAAGTGGTAAACCTTTTGAGTTTGGGGCTACTGCTGTTGCAATAGTCATTTCATTTAATCTACCTGATGTTAATGCTTTTAATGCGGTTTCATCCGATAAAACAGTACCCGAAATTGCAATAAAAGGTTTAAATACCTCACCTTGCCATCTTCCAGTTGGATTAGTATTATCAGCTTTTCCGTTGTAAGCTTCTAATTCGTTTAAGGTTGCAGAAACAAAGCCGTATGAATTAATTACAATAGTGTTCCAATTTTCGTTAAACGCGCTTAATGCTGGTACTACGCTTGGAGTTCCTGCTCCTGATGTTCCGTTCGCAATAGCGTAAGTAATACCCAAACTAACCTCACCAGTATTAATAGATACGTTAATTAAGTTGGATGTTAAACCTGACCATTTTGCAGTTAATGTAGTAACCCCTGTATCTTCATTTGCTGTAACTGGTGCGCCTAAAACATTATTTACAATATCTTCAATCTTAACGGCTATTTGCGCTGCGGTTTCGCCTGATACAATGTTTAATTCGTAGCTACCACCATCAACTCCATTTCTACCATTAACAATAATTTGATGCGTTCCCGATTGCGTAGCTGTACCACTTGGAGTAATTGTAATGGTTTTAGCTGTTGCGCCATCCGCTTCTTCTTGTGGATAAGCAATAATAGGAATTTGCAAACCACCACCATTAATAGGGCGTAAAATACGCATAATTTGATGCATTGGCGAACCGTAACCATATAACTCACCTGCTTGTTGGCTTGTGGTTAGTTCCCTACCTGCTTCATCTGCTAAAGCTTGGGTTTGATTAGCGGTGTTAGCTTCTGCTAAAATTGCTATTCTTTGTGGTAAATTGGGGCTTGATACCCTAAAATCTCCTTTTGTAAGCTTATAACCTACTATTTTGGAAATTCTATCTAATGTAACTGCGTCGCTCATTATATTCTATTTAGGAAATATTTTAAGCCAAAAATAAATTTTTTAGGTGTTAAAATCTTGAATATGTGTTTATTTTATGTTTTTATTTGATTTAAAATAATCGATACATATTCCCCCCAACTTATATTTTTTACCTTAAATGCTTTTCCGATTTCATCCACAAATATATCTTTAACTACCATGTTGTAAATCCTACAGTCAAATAAGTGGTTTTGTGCTACATCTGATTTTTTTTGCCATTTAAAACGTTGCTCGGCATCAACTATTTTATGTTCAGCTTCAAAATGTGAAAAATAATTTTGATATAAATATTTTCCACCGCTAGGCATTGGAAAATTACAAAAACCACTAGGTTGGGTTTCATGGTATCTGCTATCATATTTTAAAGATAATAATCTTTCTAATTCCGATTTAACTATGTTTACCTCGGCTAAATATAAATTAGATTTCTCTTTCGCTTGATGATATGATTTTACATCCTTACCAATTGGAATATATTTGTCAAAATCTTTACCTTTAATTCCTACTACTGCTAAATTTGAATTGTCAATATAATTGTAAACGTGTTGAGTCATGTAACCACTATCCAAACCAGTAATTTGAATTTTCATTTTGCGGCCTGTATCGGTTGTAAAAATATTAGATAAAATTTTATCTAATTCCCTCCAAACTGAATTAGGTACTCCATGTTCATAACTCCATTTTTCACGATCAACTTTTATTTTGCCCTCTCTCGGAATAAATGTACCTATACTACCATGATTAATAGAATACGTTGCCATGCTTTCGCTCCATGCTACAATCTCATAATCTAACCTTGCATCGTCCTCCCTACCATTTAAATCTATTCCACAAGTTAGCAAAACTATTTTTCCGTTACCTTGCTCGATTGATAATTTTTCGGGTATTTCGTTAATTTCGTAATTTTGAATATTACGCTGTATTTCTGTTGCTTTTAATTCCTTTCCTGTTGGTTCGTAGGTTTGCCCTAAAACTACGTTTAAAAATGTTTGATGCTTTTTTTCATCCCTTGTACCATTTGGAGGGTTTGCGTTTAACCATTGTTTTACATAGTGCCCCCAATCATCCATGCCAGGAGGTGCATATAATGATGAAATATAATAGCTGTAATGATTTGGTTCTATTGGGTTTGGTTGATGTGGTATCCATTGCCCATCTAAATTCATTTGATATTTATGTGAGCTATCGAAAAAGTCGCCACATTCTTGACAAATATAACCTACGCTATCCTCAATTAGTTTATTATCTTCATCTAATTTCCATGTAATACCTCCCATTTTATCGGAATTTTTTACTGGCACAGTCCATTGTAGTGTAATTGGAGTATTACAACATGGGCACGGCACATACCAATGCCTTTGATCACCTAATAAAAAACATTCCTCAATATTTGATGCACCTTTTAATTGTGGTGAAGATACCCAGTAAATTTTACGTTTATGTGCAAAAGCCGAGGTTCTTTTTTGTACTAATTCCCTTGTTGCTCCTGCGTCCTTTGATGATGATTTTGCAGCATCGTAATCATCCACTATCATAATCATTACATCATGTTGCCTTAATAGATTATGATTTGTAACTGATCCTGCTTTTAAATCACCTCCTGGAAATTCTTTTCCTTTATTTGTATCACCTGTCGCATTGTTTTTTGCTTTTAAAACATTTGGACGAATTAATTTTCTAATTCCACAAGCATCTATTGCTTGATCTAATTTTTTAATTGCAGCATCCGATAAATCAGAGTGCCCTGTTAAAAACATTATGTTGCCCGGGTTTTGTGCAATGGTATATAAAACAACTGGATTTAAAACTGCTGCCGTACCTCCTAATTGAGCACCTTTAATTATTGAAATTTCTTTTGCTGGGTGGTTTTTATGTGCACAATCCAACGGTTCGCGCCAGTAGGGTGTTAAATCAAATTTAAAAGGACCAGGAAAAGCCGAGCCCCTTGGCATAATCATATTTTTTTCGTACCATTCCGATGGCAAAACATCGGATAGCAGTACTTTAGTTTCTGATAAAATATCTTGTAATACTTCTAAATACATTATTTTTTAATCATTTGAATAGTTACAATTTCATCAATATACTTACTACTAAAGCTAATTAGTGTATTTGTATCTTCACGTAAAAATAAATCAACATCCTTTTGCGAATGAATGTATCTAAGTGGTAATTTACCTACCCATATTTTTTTACCAAATCCAAATCTTTTAAATCCTTTTTCTGTTTGTTTTAATTTCTTTTTTCTAAATAAATTAAAAATGTTCATAGTTTATATTTAAGTTTATAATTCTCTTTCTCCAACGTCCTTTTTTTCTATGTTCCGTAGTATTTCGGTTCATGTTATTGATTATCAAATATTTTTGTTATTTTTGTATTTAAATCATGGAAAATTAAATAACAAAAATGGCATTTTATACGCGTCAAGAATTTGCGAAACTGTGTGGTATCAACGATTACGCGATTATTAATGTAAATATTGCAAGAGGTAAAGTTGTATTGTCTGGCAACCTAATCGATACTAACGTACAAGAAAATCAGGATTTTTTATTAAAGTATCGAGAAAAAAAAGGTATTACAGGAGATACAATACCACTGCAAGAACCTAAACCAAAAAAAGAACCTAAATTAGTAAAGGAAGAAAAGCCAAAAATAAGAACGGTTTTACCTGGTCCACCTATTACGGATGAAAATTTACCAGCTCAATCAAAACATAATTTATCTAAAAACGAATTAGATATAAAAATCAAAAGAGCTGATTTAGAAAAGAAGTTAGAAGAGATTGAGATTTTAAAAGTAAAGAAAATGAAATTACACGGTGAGTTAATTCCAACCGATTTAGTAAAATCATTAGTTCGAGAAATTGCCGAGGGGGTTAAATTAGCTTACATTGATGCAATCGAAAATTATACCGTAGTAATATCAAATCAAAAAAAACTTACTGAAACCGAAAAAGGCAAGATTAAAGAACACTTTACACCGATAATAAACAAAGCAGTTGAAAAACAATATTACATAGCGCAAAAAGGATTAAAAGCTATTGTAGCAGAATACAGCGAAAAAAAGGACGTTGGAGAAAGAGAATTATAAACTTAAATATAAACTATGAACATTTTTAATTTATTTAG